TGTTTTGCGAAAGATGTTTTGGTGAAAATTACAATTATTGTGCTGGATGTGAATGCACCAGACATAATGACGATTTATTTGTGAGCGATTACGACAGCCAACTAAGGTGCATCGATTGTAATTCTGAACATTACGAGCAAAGGCAACTAATAAGAAATTACAGCTATAAACCAGAGCCAATTTTTTATCATGATGAAAACACAGAAAGAAAGCACCAAGCCAATAAAGAAAAAAGAGTCTTTTTTGGTTTTGAGCTAGAGATTGAAAGGGGAGAAGATTGCATTTTAAATAAGAATGAAATTGCAAAAATGATTAATAGGTATATGGATCAAAATGGAATGTTAGACTTACTTTATTTTAAGTATGATTCTAGCCTCGATGATGGTTTTGAAATAATTTCGCACCCTATGAGCTATGCCTTTTTTAAAAGACATAAAAAAATATTTGCACAGCTTTTAGAAGTCTTAAGAGACAATGGGGTTGTATCCTATCAATCTGGAAATTGTGGTTTGCATATTCATCTAGGTAGGCAAGCTTTTACTCATTCACATTTTTTGAAATTTCAAAATTTTTGGAATGTCAAAAAAAATCATGATATGTTAGAAAGATTGAGCCAAAGGAAAAGGTTTGGGTATTGCTCATTAACCAACCGCACCAAGACCGATTTAATAAATATGAGTAAACAAAAAGATATGAGAGATTCCTCAAGTCGCTCAGTGGCTCTGAATTGCACAAATGAAAAAACAGTTGAAGTCAGAATATTTAGAGGCACATTAAACACTAAATCTTTTTTTAAGGCTTTTGAATCTGTTTTTGCAATCTTTGATTATACAAAGAAAATGAGTTTTAGCGCATTGCAAATAACTAGAAAAAACCTTAATGAAGAATCAAAAAAAGTAAGTGATTTAATAGCGAAAAATGGCAGGTTAGACGGTTGGATTGCACCTATAACAAAGGGTTTAATACATAGAGATTATTTTTATAGCTACGTTAAAAGCCAAAAAAACATCTTTCCAAATTTAAATCTTTTCATGGACAAAAAATTTGGGACTAAATGGAAAATGGAATCGAGCATATCAAATATTAAAACATTAAATAAATTAATAAAAAACGAAAGGGTATACTTATAATGTGTATAGCAATTAACTCCCCAAAAGGGACAACCCCAAAAAAAGAATCTTTGAAAGAATCTTTTAAAAACAATCCGCATGGGGGCGGTTTTGCTTTTGTAGATGATGGTAAAATTATAATAAAAAAGGGGTTTATGGATTTCAATAAATTCTTTAGAGCTTATAATGATGCCAACTTACAAAGCAAAAATAAACTAATTCATTTTCGCATCAAAACAAGCGGTAAAATCAATTATGAAAATTGCCATCCTTTCATGGTTACGGATAAACTTGCTATGATTCATAACGGAGTAATTCCAAATTTTGGTAATGATAAAATCTCGGACACAAGAGAATTTATTTCAATGGTATTGGCTCCAATCATCAAAGAGAATGGTTTGGAAGTTTTGATAAATCCAACCTTTATCGAAACGATGAAGGATTTGATTGGCTCGTCAAAGCTTGTTTTCCTAGACAATAAAGGAAAGTCTTATATTATCAATGAGACTCTAGGGCATTATAATTGCGATGTTTGGTTTTCAAATAGCTCATATAAAAGCTATAATACTTACAAAAGCTATTATGATGAATCTTATTATTTTGACGATGTTAATTGTGATGATTGCGGAATGATTCTGGACACTTCTTTTGATGGTTCAATTTGTGAGTTTTGCACAGAGGAAAACGAAATAAAAGCCCCTAAGAGATGGTATTTTCACAGAAACTAGAAACCAAACTGATGAGCCTATAAAGGCGAAACAAGGGCGTTCTTTTGCCCTTGTCTTTGGTTAAAATGAAAGGAGATAAAATGCAAAACAAGTTAATTGAGTTCGTTGTATTGCTCGCATATTTTTGCCTGATGTTTGGATTAGTTGGTTTGGCATTTGCGATAATACTTATTTAATTTATACGCTTGGCGTGCTTTTAACAGCAAGCTAAGCAAAGGGCGTGAGTTTTATTTTCGTTTCTCACGCCCTTTTTTTGATCTGCTCGGATTGTGCAGCATACAGCAGCAGATTTCTTGCAGCATAAAAGAGACATAGAAAAAGCAAAAAAACATTTGATAGTAAGTATGCCTATAATCAAAAAACGAAGGATATGCCCTATTTTTGAGCCTTAAAAATTTTTGAATTACAAAAAATTATTGAGATTAGTTTCAATAAGCTCATTTTTAGATTTTTTATTATTGATATGGTTCGCAATAACTATTGAGAATCATCGCAATAACTATTGAGAATCATCGCAATAACTATTGAGAATCATTGCAATAACTATTGAGAATTGATTCAATAAAATCACCAAATATTTACTAATATTTTATATATATTTTCTAATAATATTACCCAGAGGGTAGTTTTTCTCGTCGAGAAACTCTAATATTAAAACTGGGAGGGTAATTTTTAAACCTGATCTGTTGCAGCGCTCACCTAGTTCCAGGTAACCCAGCAGGTAGCGAAGAGATCCTGGATCTGTGCAGCATACACTAGAGATCTGGGGTGAAGGTATTACAATGACCTTGCTTTGTATCCAACCTGTAAACTAAATTCTAACTGCAAATCACTAATATTATTAACGAAAGGGTAATAAATGGCTAATAATAAACCAGTGAGGGTATTTTCTATGTTTACTGGAATTGGTGGGTTTGAAGTAGGCTTGTCGCACTCTAATATTGAGTATGAAATGGTAGGTTTTAGTGAGATAGATAAATACGCAATCCAAATATTTGAAAAGAATTTTAAAGGAGTAAAGAATTATGGAAACGCAACAACAATCAATGAATTTAAATTGCCAGACTTCGACCTTCTCGCTGGAGGATTTCCTTGTCAAGCTTTCAGTGTGGCTGGAAAGCGAAAAGGATTTAACGACACAAGAGGTACACTCTTTTTTGATATCGCAAGGATTCTCACCCACAAAAAACCCAAGCATTTTATACTCGAAAATGTTAAAGGTTTACTTTCTCATGACAAGGGAAGAACTTTACAGACAATCTTTGGGGTTCTCTCCGACTTGGGGTATGAGTATCAATGGGAAGTACTTAATAGTAAGAACTTCGGAGTCCCACAAAATAGGGAGCGAGTGTATATTGTCGGACATCTTAGAGGAACAAGTAGACCCAAAATATTTCCTATCGGAAAAATTAAAGAAAAATCTAAAACTAATTTAATACAAGTAGGAAATATAGACACGAAAGGACACAATTCTATTTGGGGTAGGGTGTATAACACTGAAGGTGTATCCTCAACTATCAATGCTCATGGTGGTGGGCTTGGTGCTAAAACAGGACTTTATCAGATAGGTGTAATTAAAAACAGAGGTAAGCTCAAAAGTCGAGATGAGGCAACTTGCCTTGATGCTAATTACTATAAAGGATTAGACAATCATGGTGCAAGAACAGGTGTCGAAGTTAAGCAAAGTTTGACTTCAATAAAATCCAAGATACGAAGGCTTACCCCAAGGGAATGCGAACGACTCCAAGGATTTCCTGACGATTGGACAGAAGGAATCTCAGATACACAGAGGTATAAGTGTTTAGGTAATGCTGTAACGACTAACGTAGTAACTGAGATTATTAATAGGTTATACTCTAATAATTAATACGAAAGGGTATCTTCTTCAATACCTGGAAATTTTTTCCTCAGTCTGTTCCTTGCTGCTACTTTATCACGATTGTAATTATATTTTCCCTTAAAGCACTTGGTCATTTCATCAACCTCTGTGATCGGATGCCAAGTGATTGCAAGGGTACAATGGACTACATTTTCAGTATTTTTAAATGCAAATGGACATTTACCTGTTTCAGAGTGCTTGCAAGAGTCAATTTCTCTAATATTATCAATGGAAGGGTCTATAATATTACCAAACGAAGTGTCAATTAGCTCTTCAAAGGATTTTTCTGGTTTTTCTTCATTTTCCATTTTGTATACCACACACACTGTGTCGTTTATGTCGTATACTACTACAAAATGTCGTTTGTGTCGTATGATACGACAGATACGACAGATACGACACGGTGTGTGTTAGGACTCATCACTTATAATTTCAAGCTCTGTTTTGCGATATAAACCCTTTTTTTCTTGCTTTATCAAGCCTGCGGTCAACAAATCTGAAATCCACCGATCACCTGTTCTGGTGGTCAAATTAAACTGATTTTCGACCACATTTAGAAATCTCGCAGTGTCAAATATGTCATCCATCTGTTCTAGGGCTTCTTTATACTGCTTCATCTTATTTGTAGCAATAAAGTGAGCCATAGGGTTCTCTACCACGCCTTTCTTAGTAAACAAATGGGTGTCATTTGACCATTGCAGCAGATAGTGATGTTGCGATGCATTACTGATTCTGCTCTTCACGATACGCATTAGCCTATACTCCGTATTTATCGAGCTTCTACCGAGCAATATCCCAAACTCAATCCAATTCTGCAAACTGCTCGCACCCTGCATACGCTCAAGGCTCAACTCCTGTTCACCCATACTTTTATTAAAGTGCGCAACCAATATGAGCGATATATCGTTTGACGTTACCACATTATCAATCCTACGCAGTAACTTTTTTATTTCATCGTTTCTGGACAGATTAATACTTGTACTCGCATACAGATTATCGACAATCAATAGCTCTGGCTTGACCTTCTCCACTGTATTACCGATTTTCTCCCATACATCCTCGAATGTTTCGTTATCAAATACGTTAATATTTAGATTCATCAAACCCTCGTAATCTACATTTAGATTTGACACAATCTTTTGTATCCTACGATTAACCTCATCATTAGATATTTCTAGGTTCACATAAAGCACCTTATACTGTTTAGATATACTATGCCCCATGAATTCTCCAATACCACACGCAATCCGTACTGCCATCTCCATCACAAAATAGCTTTTGTTAGCACCTGTCATTCCTCCAATAACTGTCTTAACACCCCTAGCGATAAGATCTTCAACTATCCAATCAACAGGCTTTGGTGTTATCTGCAATAAATCTGCAGCAGTAGTAACCTCAAAAGATTTTTTCTGTTGATTGAGTAAGTCTTGTACGCTTACACCGTTTTCTGCGTGGTCAGTAATATCCTGTCCAATTTCAGAACCATTAGGGTGCATGACAGTTTTGACTCTACCCATCTTTTAGTTGCTCCAAAAGTTTAAAAGAGCCATTGACCCCTGCCTCATCATTATCATACATTATGTTAATCTCCTCAAATTTCCTAAGTACTTCAAGATATTGCGGAGGTACTTTACTCATGCACCCTGCGGTCAAACATATGGCTTGTTCACCTTGAGACAAGCTTGTTATAACGTCTTTTTCTCCCTCGACTATATACAGAGGTTTTCTCAAATCATACTTTGCAAAGTTGTACATAGGATATATTGTGTTTCCATTATGCCCTTTGATACCGTGTTTTTTGTGCCATTTAATATTGACCAATCTACCCCTAATATCGTGAATCCCAAAGACCAAACACTGTTTTTTAATGTCGTAGCCAACGATACAAGTCATAACTACATCTTTTTTCCAACCATATTTTACCCTGGAAGGCTCCATAAATTTTGTTAAGAAGTAATCTTGATATGCATACATCAGCGTTGCCCACGATTGGCTTACAAGTTTAAATTCTTGCATCGGAACAAATCCAGGCTGTTTGTTGTAAATTTTAACATCTTCAATTCCCATTTTACGTTTAAAGTCTCTTATACCGCCTTGTCCACATCCAGTTCTGCAAATCCACACACCTTTTTGCACATTAAATCCAAACGAAGGCTTGGAATCTTCATGAAAAGGACACTTAGCAATATATTCATCTCCATGCGATTGCTTAATACCATCTAGGTATTGGTTAAAAAATTCAAGATAATCCACTCTCCCTCCTTAAATTTTAAGGTTTTAGCTTGTCAAGCTCTAAACAGCACAAGAAAACTCGCCAACCCCAATCTAGCTGTTTGCGACTAATGTTATGATGCGTGAATGCACCTGTCTCTTTGTCAAGCCTCAGTACATATCCATATTCAATCTTAGCCTTCGGTTGCATACGCTCGTACATATGGCAGTATGCACCTAGCTGTATTATATGCTCATCATACAAAAATTTCGAGGATTTAATATCACCAACTACGACTTGACCGCCAATTTTAGCGATTTGATCCGCAGTTCCACCTACTTCAAGCTCATCATCGACCAAAACTAGCTCAATTCCTAAGAATTTAGGTTTATAAGCTCGTTTCCACTGCTTAAAACCCTCAAGTGCGTTGTTTGCCTTCTCAATTTGCTCGGCAGAATACGTTGAAGTCTCAGGAACCTCATCTTTTATGTCGCATTCTACCAAATAATGCGCTAAAGTTCCAATATTTGCAGCTTCTTTTAGCACTAATTCTGGGTCATGACCAGATAAAGCCTGTCTTCTCGCCCATCCTATCAAAACTTGCTTGTTCCAACCAAGGTTATTACCCAAAATCGTGGTAACAGACCGACATTTTTTACCGCTTGTCGTTACATAGCTACCGCCATGTGCTTTAGTCCTCGCCATCTTCATACTCCTTTACAAATTCTAGTTCTTGTTTTAGGTCTTCTCGCATAATCTTATAGCACGCATCTGGTAAACTAAGGTTATGCATTGTCCCATAAAGCCTCAATGCCTTTACTAGGTCTTCTCTGAGATTTAATCGTATCCTCTCAGTAGAATGTTTGGTTTCACTACCTTTCAAGTGTCTATTTAGTTTCGGTTTTAGCCTTCTAATTAGCTGTTCTTCGAGGTTTATTCGCTCATCGGTAGTTGATGTCGTTCTGACCTTAATATAGGCGTATTTACTACGTTTTGGGTGCTTGCTTAGTCTATATCGCACACGCTTAGATTGCCCAATATATATAAGTTCGCCTTTTTTATCATACATCGCATATATTGCAGGGATATTTTCTAGCTTGTCAATTTTGGTATGTTTAGTCCAACTCATTTTCCCCAAACTCCTTCGTCTACGAGCTGTGCGATGATTCCATAGACACTCGCATCCTGGAATGCATCAAGATAAGTCTCGTTTTTTACCGCATTCTTACCATCGTTCTTAAAAAGTATGGTCATAAGCCTATTGGCTTTGTCGTTAATGCGTATGACCAACGCTTTTAAGCTCATCCTACGATCTTCCTGTAGTCTCATATTACCACCGAGGCTTATATTGGAGCTACCGTAGTCGTGTTGCTTTCTCAAAAATAACTCATATTGCTCTTTTTGTATCTCTAAAAACCTCTTGGTCATATTTGGATACTTTTTCTCCATCTTCTTAATATAATCTTCTGGCATTAGTTTTCCTCCTTTGTTTTCTCTTTATTTGATTTGAAGTTCTACCTTGCGACTTAAGTTTGATATTTAGAAGTCTTTTTTTGCGCTTACGTTCTTTAGCCTTCTTGTTTGGCATAATCAGGCTCCTGTCCTTTGTAACATCCTTGATAATACCACCATCCATTACCATTCTTCTTTAATATAGCTTTTTTATCTTTTATATACCGCTTATCCTTGGTGTTTTTATAGGGGTACTCTTTTTTCATTCTTTCTTTTTGATTCATTTTCTTCTTACCTTTAATCTAATATAGCTTAGTAGGGTTGTAATACCACCAAGCGTAAGGATAGCGTGTATTAGTCCATGAGGTTCTCCACAAAGACCAAGTAAATGTTTAATAGTTTCAATCATATAATTATTTTGGCAACAACCTTTGTTTAACTAATACTACCCAAGTTATTAAGTTGCTTGTTTTCCAACCCAAGCTCACTTTTTCAAATGTTGCTGCCAAATCTTTTTTACAGGGCATTTTGTCATAAATTTAATTCTGTTTTCGCCTGTTTGAAATCCACAGATAAAATCGCCTTTATATTTAGCTCCAAACCCACAGGTCTTATTTATTAAAGGACAGTAACCGAACATATTCTTTCATAGGGATCACCGCAAAACTTTCACGATGATCCCCTCTGAACATCACTACATCGCAGCTACCAAGCTCAAGCCACTTCGGAATTGCTTTCCTACGCTTAGCTTGGATTTTAATGCCATCAGCTATGATATCAACGTCAGGTTCTACCCCCATCGACCGACCATCACTGCCCCATGCACGCTGACACTTAAATCCCTCTTCAGTCAGTTGTTCTGCTAGCTCTTTCTCGTATGCGTAACCCTTGCGACTGCTCTTTGATGGCATTATCTAACTCCTGTTGTAGTTTTTGTACTTTTTCTTTAGGTTCGTTATTGAGCTTAGAACGGTAGATCGCTCTGCTCAGTATCCGAATCCGATTCTGCGGTGAATCCATCGACTGGTACAAACCCTGTTGTTCTGCCTCCAGACTTAACTATTTGACAGCCAGAGAGCCATAGGCTGAGTGAGTTATCTCTATCGTTAAGTCTAGGTGCTATTCTAAGTTTTACAACATCTCCACCGAATGGTGTATCATCTGTCTCTTTTGCACCTGCATCATAGCATGGAAAACTTGTTTGTGTTTTTTCGCCTGCAGTGTAAGTCTTTGATTTTACTTTCAAAACCTTTTCTCCATCAGTGCTTTCTGAAAAACCATTAACCTTTTTTGCACCTGTGGTCTTAGCCCAAGAGTCTATTTCTTTTTGTAGTTCTTTAGTAACCAAGACACTAATATTATGATCTCCAGGCGCACCGAAGAAAATGTCAGGTTTGTGTAAGTGAGACCACTTTACGACTAATTCCTCAGTGATATATGCGTTAGGTATTTTAGTGTTATTTTGTTTTGCCATAGTATCTCCTTTAGCAATTTGTTAAAAATAATAATGCAATTAAAACCATTATTATTATAGTTTCAGTGTTTTTCCAAGCCTCAAACACAATAAAATGTGCTAAGTCCATTAGGAAGTTAATCAACGAAGTTTTCATATCCTCTCCTTTCTACTTTCTGCATAATTCTTTCAAATACGTTTATGTCTGAACCACGCTCGGCATTAACGATATGTAATTGATCTTGTCTTATTACTTTGTATTTAATGTTTTTCTTATCGAGTTCACGCAAAATAAACTCAAGTGTAATGCGTTTATCTGCAAGTGAATCAAATTTAATGATAGCCTTACTCATTTAAAAGTATGGGGAGTTATTCGGTTTTCTGCTAAGGGAGAGTTGTATATAAAAAACGAAAGGATGAATAACCCCCCTGTAATCACGATAAATAAGCTATACATTATACAAACTTTCAGGTTCTTCACCAAGAACATTTGCAATGTCAATTCTGGTTTGGCTATCCATAGTCCTTTCGCCCCTAAGCATCATACTGATTAGACTGTGGCTTTTGTTTAGCTTCCGAGCGAGCCATCTTTGGCTGCGCTCTTCATCACTAAGTTTTTGTTTTATAATTTCTAAATGATTCAAAATAGCTCCTATGATTTTGCCTAGTTTACAAAATGTAAAATATTACTTGCAAACAATTTGTTCACAATTTTATATTTAAGCTAACAAGGGAGAACTTCATGGCTAAAATACTACATATAAAAGATGATAAATACCGCATAACTTATCAAGATCCAGACTTAGGAAAACAGGTAAAGCGTATTGTACAAGGTAAACTTCGAGCAGAACAATACCTTGCTCGTGTCAATCACATAATCGATGCATACAGGTTGCAAATCGATATTCCTCGTAAGTTCAACAATAAGTACACTTTAGAGAGTCTTACAACCGAGTTCTTAGCGTTCATCAAGACCAATCGTAGTGAGCTTACTTATAAGAGGTATCAAACATCACTTAAAAATCTTGCAAAACATTTTTCAGGTAAAATCCAGGTAGAGAAAATTAACATTGAATTATATAAGGATAAGGTCAGTCATCGCAAGGTCAGTGGAATCAATGGAGACCTTCGAGCCATAAAGAGTGCATTCTCTTGGGCAAAACAGCGTGGCAAAATCACGAATGAACCTGTGATTGCCTACTATACTGTACCTAAGAAAAAAATCAATATCCTATCCGATGTTGACATAAAGACTTTAATAATGTCTGCCAAAGGGGAAACTCGCAACCTACTCAAGTTCTATCTTTTGACAGGTGCTAGGATATCTGAGCCACTCCAAAAGAACTTCACATGGAACGATGTGGATTTCATGAACAATCGTATATCCATGCTTCGTAAGGGTAACAGAAAATCATGGGTAAGTGTATCGCAGTCTGTGATGGATATTCTGTATAATTGGATGGACAGAGAGACACCGATACCATACACTCAACAGTACGTTAGAACTCGCTTTGAGAAACTCAGAGATGAGACTGGTATCAATTTCACAGCTCATGATTTGAGAAAAGCATCAGGTGCAATCTTAATACGTCAAGGTGCTTCTATATTTCATGTGTCTAAGTTCTTAGACCATAGTAGTGTGGATATAACTGTGAAGTATTATGTAGATCTTTTAAATGAAGAAAAGCGTGAACTTTATGAGTCTGTAGCTACGCACCTAAGCTCTATCGTTAGTGAAGTTTAACTGTATATCGTACAAATTTGATGCAACTTCAGTTGCAACAAAAGGATTATCCGATGAGAATGCGTATCGATATTCATCATCATCTTCAATTAAGATACGTTGGTCTTTGCCTTTATCTATAATATTCTTGATGGAATCCTTGACAGTTTCAGTAGCTAATCTGAATTGATACTGATAGAATTCTTCATCTTCATTATCTTTGTTGGCGTACTCATACCCACTGTAGCTTTCAAGTACACTTGTCCTAGGTCTTGCGCCAGTCTTTAGTCCCACTTCAAAGTTTCTCGGAAGTTCATAACGCTCACCCATAAAAATCTCACTTAGTTCTATATCAAAACTACCTGATAACTGCAGTAGGATAATATCTGTGGTTACAGGACTAGAACTAAAGTCTATGATAGTCCAACCTGCGGATGATATAGAAGCTTCTTTGATAAGACCTAGGTTAGCATTTGGATTGTCTGCAGTCAAAAATACATTACCATCGCTAGTAATAAAGTTTTTACTGGCTGATGTCAAAAGGATGGTATTCTTGTCAGTACCAAAAACCTTTAAAGTTGCAGCAGTATTGACAGTAGGAGCATGAAATGCAATGAAATCAAATGTAGACGTATCACTGAATTCATAGCGAAGTCCAATATCAGTATCTGCATCCGCAGTTTTAAAGAGTTTATTGTTTGACGTATAAAAGGTTTCATTTGCTGAAGTTTCAAATGTCTTTAAGCTTGTAAAGTCTGTTTGTAGTGTATTGCGATAATCATACAGAACACTTGGGGTCTTTGTGGTGTAATCAGATTGAAACGATGAAGTTGCAATACTGCCAAACTTTCGTGTTTCTAATGAGAATAGCGTAGTATTATCGCCAAAGTCTACTGTAACTGAAGAATTAATAAACCCCTCTGTAGGTGCGTTCAGACCGATTGTGTCTGTATATAAAATCATACTTGTCGCATTATAAATGTACCGCTTGAACCAGCAGTACCATTTGTGCCTCCTGTTGAACTACCACCTGCGCCACCAGTAATATCTACATAGCTTGAGCTAACATTAGTCGTTGATACAATCACAACTGCGCCACCGTTGCCACCTCCACCACCTCCACCATCACCATCCGCACCAGAACCTGCATATCCATTTCCACCTGCCCCACCTTTAGCTTCAAATTTTGCTCCGCTATTTAAAGTAATTGATTTTGCTCCAATAACAACAAAACCACCGCCACCTCCGCCGCCACCGCCACCATGACCATTAGCAGCTTTACCACCACCACCACCTCCTCCGCCACCACCGCAAGAAGGTCTAATAGTTTTTGGTGTATCATCTACGCCATATAAATCACGCATTGTAAATAATACGCTTGGGTCGGTATGTGCAAAATTAGTTTTTTTAACAGTCGCACCACCTGCTGTACCGCCACTACCTGGTGAACTTCCACCTCCTCCAAGCTGTTGTCCTGCACCACCTGCTGAACCATTGTTAGAGTTTATACAAGGGTCTGCACTTCCACCTGCTCCGCCATTAGCATCGCCATCACCCCCTACACCGCCATTTGCACCGCCTCTCAATGTGCCAGTCGATGCACCATTGCCCCTAGATCCGCCATCTTCTATACCGCCATTACTACCTGCGTTACCATTGTTTATAATCTTTCCAGAACTTTGCATAGTAAGTGTGCCAGATACAAAAATACGATAACCGTTTGCATCTATCGTTGCGCCAACATTTAAATCAGTATAGTATTTATCTTCTGTTAAAGTAATGTTACCCATAACAGTTGCAGAGCCACTTGAACCATCACCAAACATACCTGTAAATATGAGGTCTTGTAAGTCATTACCTCCTAATGTTATGTGAGTTGCATTTATTGTACTTGTGTCTATTTGTGTTGCAGTAATAGTACTTGATGCAATTTGCGTTGCAGTAATAGTGCCAGATGCTATTTGTGAAGCGGTTATAGTGGATGATGCAATTTCAGAAGCTGTTATGGTATTGGCAGTAATCTCATTTGCTGTAATTGTATTACTAGCAATCTCTGAAGCGGTTATAGTATCTGCTGCAATAACTGCTGCAGTAATAGAGTTTAAAGCAATTTTATCAGCACCATCAATAGTGTTTGTAGCAATCTTATCGTTGTTTATTGTTAAATTTGATATATTTGCAGATGTTATAGTTAAATTAGCAATTTTACCTGCAGTGATTTCAAGATCGCCAATCTTACCTGCTGTTATAGCACCATCTGCTATCTTACCAGTTGTTACTGCTGAAGATGCTATTTTACCACTCGTAACGGCTGATGTCCCAATCTTACCTGCTGTGATTGCTGCATCTGCTATTTGGGTTGCGGTAATTGTGGATGAAGTTATGTTTGTTGCTGTTATAGTACCTGAACCAATATTTGAACCACTGATTGTTGCAGAAGCAATCTTTGTGCCAGTGATGGTTGCATCAGTTATGTTTGTTGCAGTGATTGTGCCTGACCCAATATTAGAGCCTGTAATTGTTGCAGAAGCAATTTTGCCTCCAGTAATTGTAGCATTCGTTATATTCGAAGCAGTTATTGTTCCACTACCTATATTAGAGCCTGAAATCGTAGCGGATGCAATCTTAGCCCCTGTGATAGTAGCGTCAGTTATATTTGAAGCAGTTATTGTTCCAGAGGATATATTTGATCCTGCTATAGTCGCTGATGCAATATCAGTTCCTGTAATTGTAGCATTTTCAATATCGCTAGACGTTATTACCACATTAGCTATGCTTGAATAATCAATAGTTTTGTTCGTTAAAGTTTGTGTTGAATCGATATCAACAATATCACCAGTTGAAGTTCCACCCACAGTGTTACCTGCCAGTTGATTTATTTCAGAAGTACTAGCGGTTACTCCATCAAGCTTATTAATCTCTGCGGTTGTAGCAGTAACACCATCAAGTATATTCAGCTCTGCAGCGGTTGAGGTAATAGCGACCCCACCTTGAAGTAACGATGTTCCTGACTTGGCTCCTACATTAGCTCCGCTGATTTCTAACGCTGTTGTAGTGCCATCTCCATCGAATACTACACGATTTGTGGATGCGTGTACACCATCTGTGTCTCCTACATGAAGTAGTTGTGTATAACCAGTATTTATTGCGGTATCGGTGAGTGATGTATTTGCTGCCATTACGCTAACTGCTCTATCATTTTAACGTTCATATTATAAGCTTGGTATGCAACCTCAGTGAACTCAAAGCTACCACTTAAAGCTCTCACCCAAAAGTAACTACTATCGTCATAATACAGGAACTTCAAGAAGTTTGTACTGATTGCATCTCGCATAGATTCAAAGTTTGTCTTGTCGGTCTCTGTTAGATTACTAAAGGATATCTCCCACATTCGCTTACCATCGTGTCTCTTGTTTGCGTATTCGTTACCACCATAGGATTCTACAACATCCACACCGAACTGCTTAGACTCTTTGCTGTTCAGATTGGGATTGAATGGGAATGTCAAGGTCTTACCTAGTATCACTTCAGATAGATTTGTAACTTCAGCGACAGTTGCAACCAAGAACCAATTATCGTTACTTGCTTCTGTGATATCTATGATATTCCAACCTGCACCAAGTGATGCATCGTTACCTGCAGTTGAACCAAGACTTGTTGCAGTGCCACCATCAGGAAATATATCAAGCCTCCCTGAGCTTGCACCTGTAAAATACAATGCGACTGTATCAATCGTTTGCGCAGAAGAAAATCCAAATCGTATTGCATCATCTATGTTGTATGATGTAATAGCATTGGATATGTTCTGATCTTGCGCAAAAAGCTCGTTGGTTATAGATGATGACACACTAAAAGTGCTACCTGATACTGTGCCATCGGTAAGGGTTGAGTTGTATGTTCCTGCTGAATCGTATATGAATTTCTTTGCCATTATGAGACCTGTGTTAATTCCATTGAAACTTGATTGATTTTTCTTGATACTTTTGTAATTATAAAATATTGTGAGCTGATTGCAGTTCCAAACAACTTTATATCGCTTGGAACATTTGAAATCTGCACTATATCAGCTATCTCAGCTTTTAAGTATTCAGGTTTTAAGGTAGTTATGTTTATAATATTTTTACGCTCTTGATGAATATCTTCGTACAAATCCAATATAGTTGATGGCACTGACTTTGCATTCGCCAGACTAGTACCTTCAACATTTAAACGTATCTTATTTGCATCCACAACCATATTCGTCTCATTGCTCATATTAAAATTAGCTTTAGTACTAGATGATGTCTGCACATTGAGTCTGTTCTTACTCGTAGAATAATCATGGTCAAACTCTACCCTGATATTGGTTTTTACCTGATTTAAAGGTGTCTTTGATATCTTGTCAATTTGGACTTCATTAAAATCTATAGTAAAATCAGCAGAAGTATAAGAAGCTTTTAATTTTAAATTCTTTATAGTCGCTTTACCTTGACTGTCGAAGAAAAAGTAAAGGCAAAACTGTTTACATATATCATCAATCAAATCCATTGCACCGATAAATTCATACTGACTAAAAGCTGTCTTGTATGCTGAAGTAGCACTGTAAATACTATCAAAATTTGCAGTATTGATATTAGTATCAGTAAGTCCTAGTTCTGTTCTTAGTATGTTCTCAATAACAAATACAGGATGCTCAATTAAATCACTCGTTGTAAAACTATGCGCTCTGCTACTTGTCATAGCTGCAGTGAACTTTCTACCTTTACCTGATATATATATCGTTTGCACTTGGTCAAAAACGTCTACTCTTCGTGCAATTTTTTGAGTTTCAAAAGTACCCTTATCTCCACTGTAATAAGGATCTTCTCTAAAAAATACTTCTTCAGTATATACTGTTTTATTTACAGTGTCATCAGCATCATATTCAATCTGTATCCAAGCTTGGTCTACGTTGATATCAGCATCACCACTTGTTAACTCAACAAACATTTGCAATTTAGATTCTAAGTCCCATCCAGACTCTTGAGTTGCAGAATATCCACCTGATATATCTACACCATCAGAACCAATACCACCTAATAAAACTCTAGTTCCATTACCGACAGCCTGATCCTGTGAGCTAACCAATGTATCATCAACGTTGTAATTAATATCGACACTATCAGAACCTGAAACATTCTTACCAATGACAAATGCTTTTACAGGATTAGTTATCATAGTTCCTAAGTTTGGAACCTTTGGAACTCCGAAAACAAAAAGTTCTTGATTGCCTACATTAACATTCTTCTCTAAAGTTGTTTCTACAAATTTGTCTTTTGTATAGCTACTGTCAGTACCATCATCCATAATTAAGCCTACCATCGCATAAGCTCTAGTGCCTGAGAAGCTAATCTTTGCATCTGATGCTGATACTGTAACATTGCTTGGATTCAATGCACTATACACACCATCCTTGCCAAAATATACTGTAACATTATTTAAGGTGTGTAATGCCTCTGTGTCTGCTTTAGCAATGATTTTATTTGTGCCTGTATCATACGAATTAACAACAATAGCAGGAACTTTAGATCTGGTAGCCCATCGTTCTATCCCATCACTATTATTAAAAGATGTCTCATCGTAATCTGTGGTATGTGAATGGTCTCCAAAGAGCATTGGTATTGGTTTGTTGAAGTTTTCTTCAGGTGCATAGTGAAAGTCATTCGTAGTATCGTCTTCCCTTATAACAGTCTTTGGAAGTGTAGTGTCGATTCCTTTAGAGAAATCATTAAGTTTTACATTGATTGATTTATGGTCGTAATCAAAATTACCGCTGATAACTCCAACTCCAATCAACTGCCTTGACACCAAGCCATCGCTAGGAATAACATACAGTTCCCATTTTCTATTATCGTATGCGTTTGTACCGACTAAATCAGAAAATCTTTTTTTATCTTCTAAGAAATCTGTATTAGCTATTTTAACTGTAAGTAGGTTTGTTTTACCATTGAATCCAAAAAAGCTTAGGCTTTGAGAATAATCACCTAATGATACGATTGCTCCGTAATAAATATCACTCCCATCAGTATAATCAATAGTTGAAAAACCTGTAAAGTTGGTTTCATCACCATAATAAAGCCTAAGCAAGAATATGGCATTTGTTGAATCTTTACTTAGTTTATTTGCAAGGTCTGTACTAAAACTAAGCAATACTTACACCTTCGGTGGATAACGCAGGAAGTAGCGTGTTTCTCACATAGCCTTCATCAACGATACCACCATTGATACTTACGTTTATCACATTGCCAGCCTGTCCTGTCTCATTCATCGCTGATAGGTTATCAAGCCCTATAGATTGTACTGCGCTTCTTTGCATAATAAATTCACCTGACTGTGCAACTATTGGTACATTATTAGCGTTACCACCAATCATACCACCTTCGTGAAGTTTTTGTATTCCACTCTTATCTACTAATCCTCCTGTATGTCCAAATGCAAAATCTAAAAATCCTCTGCCTGCTCCAAAAGTTCCACCAGTAAAAAAGTTTAACAAAGCAAAGGTAGCTGCCTGAGCCATAATTTCTGCCGCCATTGCTTTTATAGAGCTTACAAAAGCATCTCTCATATTCTGTGCATTTAATATTGCAGTTGCCATATTACGACTAATACCCTGTACTCCTTCAAGTACTGCTTTTTGAGTGCTGTCTAAAAAATCTAATGATGTACTAACATTTTTAATTTTAACATCTTGATCTTCTAAAGTTTCTATAAATGCACCTACCTCTGATTTGCTAAATTGAACACCATCTCTAAATTGATCGTAAGAAAGAATTACCTCTGCAAACATTTCAGGGTCAGGTAATTTAAAATCTGGTAAAAGTTCAACATCATTAGCAAGCTCTTCGTTTTGAACTTGCAATAAACCTCTTAATCTGATAAGGTTTTCTAAATCTGGAACTAATTTTTTAAGAGCATCTGTGTCTGCTGCATTTATTAGCGAAGTTTGTTTTTCTATTGCTAAATCTATAACATCAGCAAGTCTTTTAAAATTATCAGTAGATTGTATAAACATTTTTTTCGCAAAAGTAGATTGACTGCCTAAAAGACCTATGTTTCTAATATTGTTTTTAAAGGCATCATTAATACCTAATAAATCACTCCTTAGAATTGACACTGATGCTGCTAGCTTAGCTATTTCCTCATCTTCTTCACTAATAGCCTCAGAAAGCTCTAAAGATTCTAATTCTTTAATAGCTTCATTTACGTTTTTGTTTTCAATTCCTAAAGCTTTTAATCTTTCTGATAATGATGTTACAGGATCACTAGCTAATGAGATTTGTTTAGCCATCTCAGAGGCTGCTTTCCCAATAGATGCAACAACTTTATCCAATTGGAAAAAGTCTTTAAGAGCATCGCCAGTACTAACCGAAAGCCTTGTCAAGGAATCTCGCATATTAGATACAGAACCTTCAAATGTCTTAGATAGTCTGTCTGTACTGCCCTGTATTCCTACCACAGGATCTTGTAGTGCTGATATTAAAGCCTGCCTAAACTCAGGTAAAGTAATCTTTGAAAGGTCTTCTATACCTTGAGAGCTTTTTATTATATTTAATATACCACGCTCTCTAAGAATATCTGCAGCTCCTGCGCCACCTGCAAATGCTCTTCCAAATGAGTTTGCAGCTTCTACCGCAGTAGTACCCATAAATGCAGCTAAGTCTGTGATTGGTTTTATTAGTGCATTGGCATCAGCACCAAAAGCTTTTAATTGCGCACCTGCGTTGACCACATCCTCAAGACTAAAAGGTGTGGTTGCGGCTACTTCATTAAAGTTAGCAAAAGCTTTTTGAGCGTTTTCTACAGAGCCTGTAAGACCAACAAGTCTTGTCCTAATTGATTCAAATCTTGTAGAAGCACTAATAAGTTTTGTCATAGATGTGGCGACTGCGCCAAAAGCAAAACTGACAAGCAATAAATTATTTCTTAAAGCACCGACAGAACGCCTCAAACCAGAAGTGCTAAGTCTTAAGCCACCAATCTTTTTATTAGTCTTATCAATACCTGCATTAGCTTTTTGAGCTTGGTATTTAAATTGTAATATCAGTTCATTTCTATCAACTGCCATTGTTCTTTTCCTTCATGCGTTTATCACAAGCGGTTAGTTCTTCATCTATTATCGAATAGACTACGAGGCGATTCATGTCTGCCTCGTCAATGCATTTAGCAGGTGGGATGTTAAACTTCTTAATGTAAGCGTATTCCTGAATATCGAACTCAACTTCCTGATCCTTAAAGAATAAAGGATTGGCAAAGTGTGGTATGTTGTAATAAAGATTTTGTCCAGGAGTGAACTTGCGCTTTGCATCTTCAGCCACAACACGATATACCTCTTTCCAAATCTCAGAAGAAGTATATGTGATTGGCTTGTTCAATGTTGGCGAATGTGCTGTATAATCGCCTTTGGTAGGTAAAAGGGATTCGTTAAAACCAAAATAGCTGTACCAAGTATTAATTCGGTAGGCTAACTCTTTTTTTTAGACACACCTTTATATTCTTGGTAAATCGTAGCAAGAATTTCATCCGTCTCTTCGTCTTTGAACTTTCCAAGAGCTTCTTCAGGATTGGCGAAAGCTTTCATCATCACCCAATCCAAAAGCTCATAATAAGCATC